GCTTCATTTAAATCATCTGCAACAGTTTCTACTTCACTAACTGCTTCTGCTAAATCATTAGCTACTGCAATAACTTTATTAATGTCTGTGGCTACTGTATTTACTGAACCAATGTTAGTAGCTACTGTATTGATATTAGCTTCATTAGAATTTACTGAATTGATATTTGCTTCATTAGAATTAACTGCATTAATATTAGCTATGTTTGCATTTACTGTAGTTAAAGCTGTTTTGTTTGCAGGGGATAACCAAGTGTTTTCTAAATAAGTTTTATTTACTGCATCATTATTATTTACTGGGTTTGCTAAATTCTTTATTACTTTATTATTAGCATCATATTTATCATCAGTATCTAATCCTAATTTACTTGTACTGTCGTCAGTAATTTCTTGAGCAATGTAAAAGTTTTGGTCTGCTGACCTGTCTAAATCACTTTCAGTAAGAACTGAACCATCTGTAAAATCTATTAATCTAGCATCTGTAGGTGTTTGACGTTCAATTCTAATAACACTTGCATTAGCAGGTGCAGTAGTAAAAGTTAATGTTGATGATGAAATAGTAAAAGCACTTGTCTCTGTTCCATCAATAAATGCTTTAACGTGTGTGCTATCTATAAATTCAAAAGGTATTGAGTACTGTGTAGTACTACCATTACCTGTGTAAGTTACTTGTGCTAAAAATGCCATATATTATTTACTAAATTGGTAAAGTGAGTTTAAATCAGATGGGTTTACCTTTATTCCCATCTTCAATCTTTCTAAATTTGTATTAACTGCGTTAAGTGAATTAAATAAAGTGAATTTACCTGTATCATCTTCTGTACTAGTAAAATTTCTAGCTTCTTTAATTATTAATTCCTCAACTGCTGTATGATAATCTTTAACAACTTGTCTTAGCAGTTTAGCTTTACCACCAATGTCTTTGTTGTTTTTATCAATATTTCTAGGGTCACTTAATTGTTTGTAACCACTAGAGTTAATTACTTGTTGTAATTTTTGGTCTAAAGAAAGACCGCCTATTCTTACTTTTCTTAGTAATTCTTGTTGTCTGTTATAAGCAGTTTGACCTTTGTTATTTACAAAAAATGTTAAATCAACATCACCTTTTAATGTTGTTTTCATGCTAGGTAAATTAACACCTAGTCTAAATATTTCTTTTGCTACTGGGTCATTCTTTTCTGTAGTTTCACCAAATGGATTAAATACACCATTGATTAATCTAGTTTGTTCATCACCCTGTATTCTCAAAGCATTACCTCTAAAGTCATATTTAAACTCTACTTCAGCAGTACCACTTCTCTTTTTAACTTCGTCAAATATATCTTTAGTATCTCTGTAGAATGGGTCGTTAATTAATTTTGTATAAATATTAGGTATAAAAGAACCAACTTTAGATTTTGCATATCTTGTTACTTTATCAGGATTATCGTCAGTAAATACTTCCATTGCATCTGCTAAACCTTTTAAATAAGTTTTAGAAACTAGGTTTCTTGATACTGATGAAAAGATAGCTGAAATATTATTACCTAATTTTTGTCCACCACTTAAATAATCTCTAGGACTACCACCTTGTTGAGCAATTAATAACATTAAGTTACTACCTGCTCTTTGTGCAGTTTCTTCATCTAGTTGGTCTCTATAAGTATGAAAATCTACTACTAATCCAAAGAAAGCACCAAATGGGTCAAACCTTCCAAACTCTCTGTATTTATAAGTTTGTGTTTCATCATCATAATATCTAAATGAATAAGGAATAATTCCTGATGCCTTTTTTAAATCTTTTAATTCTTTTGAGTTAGTAAGTTTCTCACCTCTAATCTGACCTTGACTACCGGTAACATGACCTTCTGCTACAAGTTTATTTGCAAGTAATGTAAATGCAAAACCTGTTGCAAGTTGTCCTCTTGCTTGTGCCATTCTTTCAGCACCATTTCTACCAAAGAAGTCATCTCTATATTGTTTTCTAACAAAACCTAATGGTGTTCTATCTACAACATTCAACATTAAGTTCATTGGTGTTCTAGTAAATGGAATAATCTGTTTCATTATCGGATATTCATTAGTTAAATCCGCAACTCTTTTCATTATTCCTGTTAATTCATTTGTGTAAGTACCTTCTTCTGCCATCTTAAGTACTTCATCATTTCTACCTCTACCAAATTTATCAAAACCTGCTTCAAAGTTATCTATGACTGCTTGTTGAAATTCTGTAATTGGTCTTCTTGTTTTAATATCGTAAGCAACAATTTTAGTATTACTCTTGCCTTGTCTTAGTGCTTCTTCAAAAGCATATTTTTCTAAATGAGTTCTATATTGTATTTGTTTAAAAAATTCGTCTTCAGCAGTTAAAAATCTACTAGGTAGTCTAACAATCTTACCTGCTATATTTATTGCAGTTCCTACAATGCTATCGTCTTCAACTTCTACACCATCAACAATCTTTCTTTTTTGAATAGACTTTTTAGGTGTATCTAATTTATTTCTAGAAGTTAAAATTCCATCTTCTTTTTTAAGTGCAAGACCTGCATACTTTACAGCATCTTTTAGGTATCTACCCATTGCAACATAAGAACCTAATGCTTTTCCACCTTCTGCTCTTAATTGTAATGCTTTATTTGAATTACCTAAATATCCTGTAAGTGAACCTACTGACTTTTCTAATGGTCTAATAAACATATTAAACAAGTTAGATGTCATGTTTATTAAGTGAGTTTTAGGATTAGATAAAAGTGCGTTTATCCATAATTCATTTGCTATATCCCAAGTCTTATTTCTGCTCACATAATCTATAATTTTAGTCATGTCAGCATCACCTGTTAAAGACCATTTTCTTAAAAATTCTTCTTCATTACCTTTAATGCCATATAACTCAGCTTCTTTTATTAGTGCTTCTTGGTCTTTTGCTACCTGAGTTTCTAATGATGTTGCTTGTAATCTTTGTGTTCTAGCTATTTGTGCTGATATTTGTTTTTTACTTTTATTGACTGCAACTAATTTATTAAAAGTTTTTTTCCATAATTCTCTAGCTACTGGGTCTGTTTGACCTAACTTAGCTAATCTTTTAGATGCACTATTTAAGAAACCTCTGTAAGCGTTCATTGCGACTACAGTTTCAGGTGATTTCTTAAGGTCTTGTACTAATTTAACAATATCACTTTCTAAAACATCTGGTCTACCTTCGTACATTTTTCTTGCACTTCTTTCGACCATCTCATCAGAAATAACTATCTTTTTATTTTTAACTAAATTTCTAATTGATTTTTCAAAAGCTATTTCAGAAATTAATCCATCTTTATCTAAATCTACAAGTTGTTTTACATTAAATTGTGTAGAGATATTCATATCATCTAACAACTCATCAAAGTCTTTTGATTTTAAACCATTCTTACTAAACTCATCTTGAGCAGTTTTAAATGTAGAAAATATTCCATCTTCTAAACTTTTTAAGTTACCTAAATAAGTATCTGTTAATTCATCTGATGCTCTAGGTGTTTTAATAGGTTCAGGTTTTGGAACTTTTGTTTCTATAGAATTTTTTACTTTACCTAATTTTTCAGGATTAAATATTCTATAATAAGTTCCTAATTCTGGGTCAGCATCAAATTTAATACCATCATATCCTTTTTGAATAATCTGGTCGTCTAATAATTTGTCTGCTTCATCTGATGAAATTAATTTAACTTTATTTTCATCTAATATTCTTTCTAAAATTCTTCCTTTAGAAGATGCACCAACTAAACCACCTTCAATAGCTTCTTTATTATTGGTAAACCAAATAGAACCATCTGAAGTTTTTCTCCAGTCTAATTCATCAAACTTAGCACCTGTGCCATGATATATTTTGAGTATTTGTTCATCTTCATTTAATTGTTCTTTATTAAATGTTTTACCATTAGCTTGTGCCTTTTTATTTTTATACCATCTAAAGGCTCTAAAAGTTCCTTCTAAAGCACCACCTAGAAAAGCACCTTCTAGTGCATTTTTAAATCTAGCTTCATACCAAGTATCATCTTGGTCACTTTCTAAATAATCTATGATTGGGTTTTCTAATTCAGGTGCAAAGTCATTGACCATATCTGCAAGTCTTCCACTATCTTGGTCAAACGCTTGGAAGTCTGCAATACTTCCTCTTGCAACAGATTTTGCTAATTGTCCTGTACCTGTTACAGCTTTAGCACCTTTTAATAATCTTCCACCACTAAACCAACCAGTTAAGAATTGAGTAACACCTTTAGTGATACCACCTGCAACTGTTTCTGGGTCTTTATCAAAATCAGGTAAAGTTAATTTGTCATCAATTAAACCTTTATCTTGTGCTTCTTTGTATGAAATTAAATTAGGTTTTAAATCTGAGAATTGAAATTTTCCATCACCATTTCCAAAACCTACACCATAGAAGCCAGTCTTTTCTCCTAAAGTGTCACCAAATTGTTCAACTAAACCTATTGAAGCCTGAACACCATCTCTTACTCCATCAACTGCTGATAAACCAATATCAGTAACTAAATTTCTAGTTCTTG